AATCTAAATGGAGAGTCACCTACAATGAAAGATGATAATCCTCTGTCATAATTAAGACTATTCATTTCACCAATAAGCTCAGGGTAACCAGGACATGCCATCAAATTAAACAATCTTGATTCATCATCTCGTACATCTGCATTACTATTAACCATAGCTTGCAATGACTGAACTACAACTTTTCTTTGAGCATGTCTGCCAAACGTACCTGAACCATCTGCATTATTGCCAGATTCTGTTACCCATCTATCTGGATTATAAGCGTCCATAGCTTGATCTGCATAGCGTACATTTAATTCAGCTGTATTAATATAATTTTTTGTCCATTTTTTTACATTAAATCCGCTTCTACGAGTGTTAAATAACAACATTCCTTTAGGATACAATGCAGGATCTGGACTATCTGGATCTACAAAATCAGAAGCTAATAAATCAACAATATCTCCTGGTTGATCACTGTTAGCTCCAGCAGTGTTATATCTTGCATCAGCAAAAACGCACCCATTATCTGATGTTTGATCTGACGTATCTACTTCAAACCATCTTTTTACTAACGGTAGATCAGTTCTTTCACTATTAAATTTATAAATTTTAGGATAATTATCAATGTCGCTTGTGTCAATCCATAAATCACCTGTAACTAAAGCTGTACTATCACTTTGTAACAAAGGCATAGTTGCACTTACAATTGGACCGTTTGGATCTGTTTGAGCATTAGCATCAGCTGAATAATAAGGACTTGCATTTGTGCTCTGACCACTTGTTCCGTCATAAAGGTAGCCTACAAAAGCATCTCCGTTATGAATCATAATATCTGGTTCATCTATTATCGAATTGTACCATAATTTTCCATCTTCTTTACTTCCTACTGGAGCTATTTCTGAAGCTGTATAGGTTAATACTTTCCATAAAGAAGCTTGCAATGTAAGAGGTGTATGATTTTCGTCTGTTCCTTTTGCATAATATAAATTTGGTATACCATTATTTTCATCTACAAAAACTGTAAATCCTAATTCATTTAAAATGCCGTCGCTTGCATTGTCAATCAATTTAAATTCACCACCTGCGGAATGACTTATAGTAATTTTATTTTGCAGAGAAACAGTAGCAGAAACATTGGGTATGCCTGCATCATTAATTGCACTTACAAGAGTTGATGCATCACTTGCTTCCCCAACATAAGTTACAGAAATTTCATATGGATTGCTATGTACTAAACTTCCAGGACTTGTACTTGTTATCTGAATAGTTCTTGTACCAGCAGTAATACCATCTGTAATTTTTGGACTTGTTATACTAGTTGGAGCAATATCATTTCGTCTAAAAATCTTTATAGTTGCAGTAGGTTTACTTCCTCCAGCAACATCTGTTAAAGCATATAAATGACCTGCTAATAAATTAGCACCTCCGCCTGCTTTGTCTTCACCAAAAAGCGCACTTTCGTTGCTATCATATAATGGAACTGGTTTTAATTCCCATAATTGAGTTGCACTATTCCATTGTTTTACGTTTAATTTAACACCTAAGTTAGGAGTTGTTGTTTTTAACCATACACTTCCTGATGGTCGAGGTTCAGTGTCAATTACTTTGTATTCTGGAATATTAGTATGTTTTGATATCTGTAATTTTGGAACGTATTTTGTAACTGTATTAGGTGTTCCTGTGTCAGCTGTAAATCCCATTACTGCAAATGGATCAATTTCGTCTCCTACTCCAGGACCACTTTCAGTTGAAGGATTGTTTACCAAGTTTACAGTATTTCCTAATGTTCCATCTGAATAAATTTCTAATTTTCCGTCAACATTTGCTGCTGAAATATCTCCACCAATAAATGTAGTATTAATTTTTGTTGCAATTTCTGTAGCTGTATCTCCTTGTTCTACAGCTATAGATTGTCCTGCTACAGTTATTGATGCTGCTACTGAGCCAGATACTGTAAATACATTTGAACCGACATGAGTTGGCCAGCTTTTTATCCATGCATCACTACCTACAAGAACCCAGTTTCCGCTTTTTGCTCTATAAAAAATTCTATTTAAAGTGCTAGTAGCAACAACTGCATAGCTTCCTACTGCTCCTACAGTTTTGCTAGGAATATATCCTGCATAACCATTTGTACTTAAACTACCTGTATTTGATGTTTCAGTGACGTCTGTAATTACAATTGGTTCTTTGTTTGTAAAGTTTTGTCCACCATTAACTAAAGAATTACCGTTCCATTCTTGAATCCCCCATAATGATGTAGTCGCATCTAACCAATAAGCATTATCTGCAGGTTCTCCGCCTGGTTCATTTGCTGCTGGTTCTAATTCAGCCAAATCAATATCAGCTCTTACTATGTATGCACGATTGGCTATACCTAAGAAAGAATAAGCAGCCTGTAATCCATATTCGTTTAATTCTGATCCATGAATAGGATTATTATTTACGTCTGTTTTAAAAATCGGATCTCCAAAATTATCTACAAGATCTCTTTGTGATGTTACTAAGAATGCAGTGCCATATGTTGATGCTAGGGTTCCTCTAGCTGTTCCTGTACCAGCTCCGTTTAATTTATTTGCTGCAGTAGCAACAAATATACAAGGTAAAGTACCTGGTTCAGCTGGGGTATAAAAACTTTCGTCAACAACTTTAACTTCTACACCTGGTGATACTAGTGCCATATTTAAATCTCCTCTAAGACTATGTTACTACTATATTTAGTGTTTGTTATGAAAAATTGCCTATCAAATGCACTGTAAAAGGGGTTAAAAAGGTATGCAATTATAAATAATTTTATGAGACCGTTGTGTGTATGTGGTTTTAGACCCGCAGCCGTAAATTATAAAAAAAATGGAAAAACTTTTTACAGAAAAAAATGTGAAATTTGTTTAAAATCTAAAACAACAGGTTTAGGAATTCCTATTTGGCAGCAGGTAGGCTATAATAAAAAAAATTTTTGCGAAAAATGTGGTTTTAAAAGTAATTACACAGAACAATTTAATGTTTATCACATTGATGGAAATTTGAAAAATTCTGCAATTTCTAATATGAAAACAGTTTGTGCAAACTGTCAACGCATATTGCATTTAGATAATGCGAGATGGAAGCAGGGAGACTTATTGCCTGACTTTTAACCAATTAAAAACCCATATCCAGTACCGCCTGCTACAGAAGTAGAAATTTCTTGTTCTAATTTTTCCATTTCTGCTTGTGCTTCACTTTTTAACGCATCGCCGTTCAATTGCCCTCCACCTTGTGGACCCGCTATAGTAGCAAATTTAGAGCGTGCTTCTCCAAGCATCATTTTACTTACTGCTAGAGCATAATCTCTAATCCACACTTTACCCATATAATCTGTTAAAAGTTGATCATCTGGTCTATAATTATAACACTCAAGTAATAAAGTTTCTTCTGCTCTAGGGCGTTGTAGAATTGTTAATACATGGCGAGTTCTATTCCAGTTAAATTCAATAAAAGATCCGAACATTCTACCTACCAGTTCTTGGAATTGACTGAAAAAATCATAGGTCGCTAAACCTCCTAAATTAGAACTTGCAAGTAGATAGGTATTAGTGTAAGCCAAGTTAAATGGCTCAAAAATACTACCACCGTCGCCTCCGCCTGTTCTAGAGCCTATACTACGTCTAAAAATGCGTCTTACTTCTAAAATTTCTTTTGGAAGCGTGTAAGTATTTTGATCTACAATTGTTGGCATAAAAAAATAACTTTCTTCTGTACTGTTTTCAGTACGCTGTCTATATCTTGATAATGCTTTGTCTAAAGCAGTTTCATAGTGTACAGGATCAAGTTCTACATCTACCATTCCCCCGCCTAACATATTGTGAATGTAATCGTAAACTTCTTGTCTTAATGTAGCTATTTCAGTCATAGTTTTATGTCTCCTATTGTATTTATCGTAACGATAAATACATTATGCCTAGACTATCTTTATATAAACCGAATAAGGGAAATGATTACAATTTTATAGACGCAAGAATTTTTGAAATGTTTACAGTAGGTGGAACTGATGTAAACATACACAAATATTTAGGACCAAAAAATCCAACAGTTGAAAATGCAACTGCAGACGTTCCTCATTATGATGTAATATCAGAAACAAACATCCAAGACTTATTATTCCTAGAAAATAGAGATAGGAAATACGATCAGAATATCTATACAATTAGAGGAATTTATAATGTACAAGATATTGATTTTAATTTAAGTCAATTTGGATTGTTTTTAAATAATGATACTCTTTTTATGACAGTTCATATTAATAGTTCAGTAAAAACATTGGGCAGAAAAATTATAAGCGGAGACGTTATCGAATTGCCACATATGAAAGATGAGTACGCAGCAAATGATTTTCATGTTGCTTTAAAAAGCTATTACGTGGTTGAAGAAATAAGCAGAGCCTCAGAAGGATATAGTCCAACTTGGTACCCGCACTTATATAGATTAAAATGTAAACAAATTGTAGATAGTCAAGAATTTAAAGATATATTAGATTTGCCAATGGATGAAGAAATCCCAGAAGCTGGCAGTTTAAAAGATTTGTTATCTACTTATGAAAAGGATTTGGAAATTAACAATGCAGTTATTGCTCAAGCAGAAGCAGATGCAAAAAAAAGCGGATACGAAACTGGTCATTTTTTCACATTACAAACCGACAGTGAAGGTAAAGTGGAGCTTGTTACCGCTGATTTGACGAATTTAGATGCAAGTACAGCAAATGAACTAGCTGACAGAGTAATGCAAACTCCTGACAGAACTGGTTACACAGGATATTTATTAGGAGATGGCATAGCACCAAATGGAGAAATTTTTGGTCATGGTACATCTTTTCCAAATGGAAGTGTAGAAGGAGATTATTATTTGCGTACTGACATGCTGCCAAACCGTTTGTTTAGATATGATGGAAGAAGATGGGTTAAGATGGAAGATAATGTACGAATGACAATGACAAATACGAATGATAGATTGACCCAAAAAGGTACATTTATAAATAATACTACTCAAACAACTGTAGCTGGAGAAACTTTCGACGAAAGACAAAGCATTGCAAATGCGTTAAAGGCAAAAACAGATAATGTTTAAGGATTTGATATATGCAGCATTTTTATGATGGTCAAATTAGGAGGTATATTACTCAAATTGTAAGAATGTTGAGTAATTTTAGTCATAAAGATATAGATGGAAATTTAAAAACTGTGCCTGTTGTGTACGGAGATTTAGCAAGACAAGTAGGATCAATTTTGAAAGATAATTCGGAATTGAAATTGTTAAGTACCCCAAAAATGTCTGTATATATTACAAATTTAGAATTAGATAGAGAACGTCTTTCAGATAGTAGTTTTGTAAGCAAAGTGCATATTAGAGAGCGGGCGTATGATACTAATAATGAAGAATATTTAAATTATCAAGGTAAAAATTATACAGTTGAAAGATTAATGCCTACCCCGTATAAATTATCTATTAATGCAGATTTATGGACTACAAATACTGATCAAAAATTACAAATTCTTGAACAAATTTTAATGCTTTTCAATCCTAGTTT